CGTGTTTGAAACCACAGTCGGAAACCGGTACACACCGCTGGAAGCAATCGCGCCAGTTGTAATTGTGTCCGCAGTTGTGGTTGCGTCAGGCGCGGCGATGGTGTTTGCGGCTACCATTGCGCTGTTGTTCTTGACCCACTGGGCGCTATCAAACGACTCCGAAAACGTCAGCAGGTTGTGCGGTGCGTAGACCAGCGCGCCATCCGAACTGATCTGTGTGGCGTTGGAGGTGCGGCTGAAGGTGATGCGGGGGTCGAGGGTGTCGCCACGCCCGATGAAGTCCAGCGCCAAGGTCTCCGGGAGCGGAGTAGCGTACTGCCTACGATTAAACCGTCGAACACCCATAGCTACACACTCCGTCCGGATTACAGTGCCGCCGTCATTTTACTTCGGCGGGAGGCTATTACGCAGCCTTCGGTGCGGGCGGCTTGGGCGCGGTGGTCGTGAGTACAGACCCATCCCAGACGAAGCCGATACTTCCGCCGCCGATGTAGTCAACAAGCACCCAGTCGTTTACATCCTTGTCCCAACCCCAGTCTTTGGAAGGGGTCGTCGCCTGAACCAAGTAAGTGTGGCTGGTAGGCGGTGTCCATGTCTCCGTGTTCCCGTCCCACAGGATGACGTTGTCAACGATGTTGGTTGCGTCAATCAGACAGTAGTTCTGGATCGTCATAGGTCACCACTCGAACAGTACGAAGCCTGCTCCACCTGCGGCTCCAGCAACGCCGGAGGTTGAGGTGTTGATCGCACCAGTTGCGCCGCCACCATATGCTGCACCAGCAGTCTGTCGCGCGAAGGTGCCGAAACCAAGAAGGGTTGCGCCGCCAAGCTGGATGGGAGAAGTCCTGCCTGCCTGCCCGGTAACACCCCAAGTGGCGTTTGTGGTGGTTCCACCCGCACCACTGGTTCCGACAACGCCAGCACCAGCGCCACCACCGACGCCACCAGCAGCAGTGACCGTAGTTATGGTCTGCGTTCCACTGGCAATTACGGAGTTGCCGCCAGTGCCACCGCCACCGGGAGTGGCAGATCCTGCAGTGCCACCAGTGCCGACCGTGACGTTGATCGTGTTTGCAGGGGTAAGCCCAGTCAGATACACAACTGCAGACCCACCACCCCCTCCACTGCCACCAGTGCCATCAGTGGATCCGTCGTTGACAGCCCCACCACTACCGCCGCCACCTCCAATCAGCGTGACTTTGACGGCAGTGACACCAGTTGGAATGGTGAATGTGCCGCTTGTGGTGAAAGCCTGTCCGCCAGAGGCCGGTGCAGTGACCGTGGATGCAATCGTGATCGACCCGGTACCGTTGGTGATCGAGATGCCAGTACCCGCCGTCAGCGTAGCCTTGGTCAACGTATTGCCGGTGGTGTTGCCGATCAGAAGCTGGCCGTTGGTGTATGTCGTCTGTCCCGTACCACCGTTGGCGACAGGCAGCGTACCCGAGACATTGGACCCCAGCGCACAGTAGGTGGTGGACGTTGAGCCTGTGCCACCGTTGGCGATAGGCAGCGTGCCGGAGACCCCGGTTGAGAGCGGCAGGCCAGTGCAGTTGGTCAGGGTGCCCGAGGTCGGCGTACCCAGCAGCGGAGTAACCAGCGTCGGACTGGTTGCCAGCACGTTGTTGCCTGATCCCGTGTTGGTCACGCTGACGACGTTCTTGCTGGCGTCCAGTGCCAGTGCGGTAGACGCCGTCAGCGCCGACAACGTAGTCGTACCCGACGCGGACAACGTAGTGAACGCCCCAGTCGAGGGTGTCGACGCGCCGACACTGGAACTGTTGATCGTGACACCGGCAACCGTGCCACCGGTGATCGCCGCTGCAGTCGTCAGACCGGCGTTCAGGTTCGTGAAGTTCGTGTCGACTTCGGTGTTGGTAAGCGGGGAGCCCTTACCGGCACGGGTGACGATGGTTGCCATGGCTACCTCCGGTTAAGTAGCCGACAGCGTGATGGTCCAAGTAACCTGCATCGTGTCGCCAGCGGCCTTGTTGACCACCGAGAACACCGTGCGGCACAGCATCGTCCCACTGGTCAATGCGTTGAACGTCCCGGCTTCAGTCACGGCACCGGTACCCACACCGGGGCCAAACGATGCGACGTAAATCACCTGCTCGTTGTTGGTTCCGCTGATCGTCGTGCTGGTCAACGCTACCCGGCTACCGAGCGGGCTGCCAAGCGCCGTATCCCCGGCGGCTGCAGCGGTAGTCCCCGCGCCAAGGCCCATATGCGACATCACAGCCTGCGCTGTACCCACCATGCGGCTGACGATGTGCGCGAGTCCAACGTTGACTACGAGGTTGTGGATCTTGCGGGATTCCTTCACACTTCCATCGGGATTGAAGACGACGATGTCGACCTCACCACGCATCCGGGGGTGATCAATAATCTTCATGTTGGTCCTTTCAGAAAGTCCGTGACACGTTGGCTACGTAGGCTTCGGCAAAGTACGTTGAGCTATCCACATAATCCTGTGTGAAAATTGCTCCGGAATCCCGCGCCCTTGGCACTTCCGCCAACGATTTGCCGACCAGAAATACGTCTGCTTCGGACACTCTAGGAGTGTCCCCGAATACCTTGCCGCTTGTCAAACTGCGTAGGTCGGACGCACGGGGCGTATCCCCTACCACTTTACCGCTCAGTAGTGCCGGTGCATCAATGGCGCGTGCGGTGTCGCCAACCCCCCGCTGTAGCAACATTGCGTGCAGGTCAAGCGCACGCGGAATAGTGTTGAACCCCTTGAAAAGTAGCCCTGACCCGGACCCGTTCAACTCATCGTCGATCCCGACACCGTCCTGTATCGCCTTGATGACCAGAAAGCCGCCACGAACATCAGATGCTCGGACAGTCTCTACACGGGAACTTGCCACCAGAAGCCGGGCCAGTTCGGCTGCACTGAACGAATCACTACGCGGCTTGGATAGAATAAGTACTATCTGTTTCGGGATCGTATACGTCTGCCCACCGGGAGCACCGACTACGTAGTCCTCGGCGAAGTACTGCGCATCATCGTCGGACCCTGCACCGTCGGAAAAAGGCTTGCGTACCTCGACTTCGACTCTGGTCTCTACGACCCTGCCAACGTCGGAGAGGGGCTTCCCGATGTCCGTCTGCGTAGACGAAGTGGCCGACACCGTGTCGGAGAACTGCAGGAACTTGATGAACTCCCCGACGACGGTTCGCAGCCGCATGGCAGGCACTGCCAGTCCGAGCCGGATTGCGGTGGCGATGACGCCAAGCCGCTGGGCTGCGACAGACAGCCCGAGCCGAATCGTACTGACGGCTACCCGAAGTTTCATGCGAAGTCATCACGCAGTTCAAACTGCAACACGTTGAAGATCGTCTCCCGCACGGCTGAGCCCAGCACCACCTCGACTTCACCCTCGTACTCACCGGCGTCCTGATCGAGGTCGCCGACGGCCCACTGCAGCACTGCTACCCCAGCGGTCGCGGGCGGGATCACCGAGGCCGGGCGGCTGAACAGCAGTACGTCGGAGTTGATCGCTCGGAAGTGCAGCGTGACGGTCGCCCCGGTCAGGTCGATGGCGTTGCCTGTCGTCGAGTCCGTGAGCGTAAACTGAAGCTGCGGACCGGTGTCATTGCGAACGAGGCGGATCGTCGACATATCAGGCTCCGAAAGGCGTTGCACGCACGCGCATCACCCCGCGCGCATTGCCGAGGTTCGCACGGGCACGCCGTTCGCTCAACTGGAACAGGTACTGCTTGGCGTGGTACGCAGCCAACTCCCGGTCCGCCCAGTGCGCATCAGGCAGCACCAGCAGTTGTTGCAGTGCACCGTGCATGATCACGTCTTCGAGTTCGTCGAACACCACCTCGTCCATGCCGCTTGCATCCCGCGTGGGCTTGAGGGCGTAGAACATCCGCATCGTGTAGGTGCGTTCAGCGTCCGGCAGGGGCAGCACGGCGAACTGGTGCGGCGAGATCTGGGTGATCGACCGGGGCTGTGAGCCGAACTCCTCGATGTCGCCGCTCGTCGTGTACTTGTCCGCCCACGACGGGTACAGCGTCAGCGCCTGATCGAGCGTCAGCACGTCGAGCGGCGACCCGTTCATCATCGTGCCGAACAGCGCGTGGACCCGCGTATCAGCGGGCTTGCTGTAGTTGTAGACGTACGTGCCGGGCGTCAGGTTGAACTCGGGCTGCTGGTAGCGCCATGCGAGTGTGCGCTCACATGTCATGATCGCCGCGTCACGCACGTATTGGGTGATCGTCTGGCGCGGGCACCCCGGCACGCTGGGCTGCAGTCGTACAGACAGCGAGGAGAAGTCGCGGGTCAGCATCAGATCACCTCCTTCGGATCAAGACCGCCACTCTCGAAGTCGGTGATCGTGCGGGACTGCAGCCCGACACCAAGCGACTGCACGAACGAGTCCTGATACAGCTTGGCCCTGCCACTGGTAACATGCTCGTTGTCGATCGACTCCGACAGGAACACCGTACCGTCGACCAGCGTGGTGAAGTACGCCTCGGGCAAGTCGATGGTCTGGTCGATGGTGTAGTCGATAGGCGGAAGCACGTACTCCCCGATCAGGATCGTGCCGGTAGCCGGGCGTGGGTAGACGAAGAACTGGGTAGGGTTGCGCACGTGCCGCATGAAGTTCACCGGCTTGTCGGGCGGCTCGCTTACCCAGCCCGGATAGGTCTGGTCCAGCGTGCGGCGCGATACCTCGGTGACGGCATCCCCACCCTTGACTTGGAAGATCTCCATCAGCCGCACCGCCCCAGCGGGGCAGTCCTGCAGCACCGTCGCGGCAGTGAGCGGGATCTCCCCGATGGTCGAGAACAGATCCGGGCGAAGTAGCACCATGCGCTTGATCGTCTGGTTCACGAACCCAACCAGCACCGCATCGCTGTAGCGGTACGGAGCCTTGGTGTCCTGAATCAGACGGCGCACTTCGGTGACTACTTCGCTCGGAGTCATTGCGGCAGGCCTCGCGCGGCGTCAGCGGCCAGTTCGGGGGAGGTCTGCACCGGCACTTCCGGGATCTCCTCGGTGGTCAGGTCGAGCGCCGCACCACGCTTCTTGCGCACGGCAGCCACACGCTGCGGAGCCTCGACCGGGACGAACCGCTCAGGGTAGGCGACTTCCTCGGGCACGACTTCACAGGCCGGATTCTTCGCCAGAATCTCGTTGTAGTCGTAGATAAAGCCATCCTTCTTGACTCGGATGTACATCGTGGTCATCACTTGCTCCTTCGTTTACCTGATGGGGTTACGGGCCATGCTTGTCTCGCGGGCCCGGTCTTCTTACGGGACATCGCCGTTTTTTCGGCCGCCGTCAGCTTCTTCGCAGCACTAACAGGACGGCACGCAGGATAGCTTCGAGCGGACTTCTCCGGGCCCGAGCGACCGCATTCCTTGCCGGTCTTCACGTCGACCCACTGCTCACCAAACCACTTGCCAAGGCCGCCCTTAGCCACTTTTCTTCACCCGGTTGTCGGGACCAGACCAGCTACCACCGCGCTTCTTGTACTCCTTGGATGCCCACGCATTGGCGTAGGCCGACGGGTACACATCGAACTTGCTCTTGGCTGCAGCCTTCACACGGCTCCAGAGCGCTGGATTGCTGGGCTTGGGCGAGGCAGCCATGTCAGCACTTCCACGCCCGAAGGCTCTTGTTGATCCGGGAGTTCGGATCGTTCGCGGTCTTGGCCGAGGTGAGCTTCTTCTTCATCCCTTCCATCCTCGCACAGAAGGACTCCTTGCGCGGACCACCTTCAGGCTGCGGAGGTTTCAGTCCCGGCTTGCCGGGGTTGGCCCGATTGTACGAAGCGCGCCCCTTGGCGTTCAACCCGCCCTCGGGATCTTTCCCTTCCTTGCGCTGCCATGCAGGTGATTTCTTGGTAGCCATGCTATGCCCAGATCCTCACAGGATGTGCAGGTTGAACAGCAAACGGCAACAGTTCCGCAGGCATCGGCCCGCGCGTGTTGACGTGCCAACCCTCGACTGCAGCCATCTCAGGCATCTCGCCTTCGTCGGTCTGGATCACCTGTCCAGTCGGCTTGTAGATGACCCCGATCACGTCGACGCTGCCGACATAGTCCTCCAACGCCGTGGTGGCTTCGGCTTCATCGGCGAACTTGAGATACAGGTCACCGTACGGAATCGGCTCAGGAAGGCTGTCGTCGACCAGAACGTCCTCCATTACGCGATCCTTTCGGCCGACATAATCGCTGAGGGAACGGCAGGAATCGCCGGGGGACCGGTGACCGCTGCCGTGTGGTCAAGCCGCACAGCCGTGTTCTCGGGAAGCCAGAGGACTTGGACGTACTGCCCTGCGGTCACAGTGACGTAGATTGATATCTGGAAGAACGCATTGCCGCCGTCTGC